CGGGAATAAAGTGTTTTCTATTGGAGCAGATGATGCTGCTGCGCAATTTGTAATAGGCTACATATCAAATACACGAGTAGTCAAAGGCACCGCTGTCTACACCTCCAGCTTCACTCCTCCTACAGCACCTCTCACCAACATCACCAACACCAGTCTCCTCCTAAACTTCACCAACGCTGGTATCTACGATGCTACTAGCAAGAATGATCTGGAGACGGTGGGCAATGCTCAGATCAGCACCACACAGAGCAAGTGGGGTGGGAGTAGTATGTACTTTGATGGGGCAGGAGATTATTTAAATTTTCCTAGTTCACAACTGTTTGGTTTAGGAACCGGCGATTTCACTATTGAGTTTTGGTTATATCTAAACACCGTAAGTGGAACACAAAATCTGTGCGATTTTAGAAACGCCACGGCCACAGAAGTTGCCATTACACTTTATATGAATTTAGCCTCTCCGCGACTGTATGTAAATGGCGCGGACAGAATTACCGGAGGAAATTTAATTACTGGTCAGTGGTATTACATTGCATTAACCCGTTCTAGTACATCAACAAAGTTTTTTGTAGATGGAACTCAGTCTGGGTCTACTTACTCAGACTCCAATAATTATTTAACCCCAAGACCTTTAAGAATCGGAACGACTAATGATGGAACGCCACAGTTTCCACTTAACGCTTATATTCAAGATTTTAGAATTACCAAAGGCTACGCTCGCTACACCTCCAACTTCACTGCACCAACAGCAGCGTTTCCAACTTTATAGAGGTAGACCATGCAATACTGGACAAAGAACGGGTCTATCCCAAGCACTGAAACAGATGGTACTGAAGGCTGGCAACAGGCTCCTTCGCCTCCGACAGACATCCCTGATGGAAAAGAACTTGTATGGCTAAACTGGGAATGGATCGTAAGAGACCCTAAGCCACAAGACAGGGCAGGCTATCAGTGGAACTGGCAGCACGAAGGCAAGACTTGGGTTGAGAGTCCGTGGGGTAATGTGGAAGTTGTAGAGGTTGTGCAGACTCTACAAGTTGAATCGTTTGCTACAGATCAGATTACTTATTTCGCAACGTCGCAGATCGTATAAGGCAACAATGTGTTCGGCTTTAGCGCTTACGCACAAACCCCATTTTCAAGTACCGCAGGGGCGGTAACGCCGAGCAATGATAATCTGGTCAATGAATCTGCAGCCGGTTCAGACCTTTTAGATACCCTTCTTAATGCACAGCCTGTCTTATCTGAAGCAGCGACAGGATCGGACGAAACCACAAGCATAAATATTGTCCAGGCTTCTGTATCGGAAGCGGCTTCGTGTTCAGATGCAAATGTCGGAACAGATTTCAGCGTTAGCTATCTCATCATTGGTGGCGGCGGTGGTTCCGGCGGATCTGGCGCAAATCAAATGGGCGGTGGTGGCGGCGGGGGTGGATTCCTTGAGGCGCTAAATGCTTCGTTTGACTTAAACACGGCATACACACTCACGGTCGGTACAGGCGGGGCCGCAGCATCAAGCACAGTTGCCGCGCAGAACGGAGCTAATTCTGTATTCGCTTCACTTACTGCATTTGGTGGCGGTAAAGGTGGCAGTGGTATTTCAGTTGCTGGAGGCAATGGCGGCTCAGGTGGTGGCGGATATTCATCATCAGGCACAGGCGGTACAGGATCGCAAGGCGGCAACGGTGGAAGCGGCTCAAGCACTGGATTCGGCGGTGGTGGTGGCGGCGGAAATGGTAATGGCGCTCCCGCTAGTTCTGCGGGTGCTGGCGGCGCGGGTAGGCTTTCTTCGATTACCTCAGCTTATTACTCAGGTGGTGGTGCTGGCGGTAACTCAAACGTATCTCAGCCTGGGGGCATTGGCGGCGGTGGTAACTCCGGTTCTTCGCTTATTGCACAGCAAGGCACAGATGGTTTAGGCGGCGGCGGTGGTGGTGTATCCGGCAGTTTGACAGGCAGACGCGGTGGTAATGGTGTTGTTGTTTTGCGCGTTAAAGATATATACGCCGCTAGCTTTTCTGGTGTCACATATTCCACGGCGACTTCAGGCGGCTTTAACACTTACACAATTACAGCCGGAAGCGGAACAGTAACTTTTGCAGAAAGTGTCACGCAAGCGGTAATCAGTGAAGGTGCTAATGCTTCTGATGCAACAACCAGCGAGCAAGTTAAATCCGGTTCTGAGGCTGAAAGCGCATCAGCGACGGATTCCGTTTCGTCTATACACGACTTATCAGCAACAATTGCCGAGGGCGCATCAGCATCAGACGTAATAGCTCCGACGTTAAATGTCACTTCCGAGGTCTCAGAATCTTCTACAGGAAGCGATCAAAATGTAGGGGTTGCAGACTATCAGTTAATTATTGACGAGAGCGCTACAGGCTCGGATGCAAGCGATAGCGAACAAATAAAAGTTGCGTCTGTCGCAGAATCATCCAGTGCCGCCGATAGTACAGAATCAATTCTTACTCTAGCGGGCGACATATCTGAATCGGCAACGTTGCAAGATTTGGCCAATGTTAGTGCAGAGTTGCAAGCAAGCGTTACTGATGCGTCGGTTATTTTTGATGCGGTTAGCCTAGATGCAGACACTCTTGAGCTTGCAATTGGCAATGATTCTGTAGCGGCAGAGCAAACTATTTTTGGTGATATTGCGGAATCTTCTACAGCTTCCGACGCTTTTTCTTCTGGCAATGTCATTCAGGCTTCAATTGCAGAAAGCGCAAATGTTAGCGACGTAACAAACGGGATTGCTCAATATATTTCTCAGGTTGCGGAAACCGCTACCAGTACAGATTCCATAGCTTCAGAAAATCTAGTCTCGGCAAGTGTTTCCGAGTCTTGTACGATTGCCGATCAGAGCATTACAATCTGCGCGTTTGATACGGTCACTATAGAGTCTTGCACAATCATTTCATCAGCAATAACTGATGGAGCTACACCTTCGCAAAGTTTCTTACTGTTCTTCGTATAGGTTTGACATGGACTCTCAAACGCTTCTTAACGCTGTCTTTGGCATTTTGTGCACTGCTTTTGGTTGGTTCTTTCGGGTTATGTGGGAAGCGCAGCAAGAGCTTCAAAAAGACTTGAGAGACCTAGAGAAAGGTTTACCTCATGCCTATGTTCTTAAGCCGGATTACGAAAAAGACATCAGCGACATTAAAAACATGCTCGCTAAGATCTTCGATAAGTTAGACCACAAGCAAGACAAATGAGTTTTGAGACAGCATACGACAAGATGATGGTCGATGAAGGCGGCTATATCCTTCACACGATCCCCGGCGATACCGGCGGAACAACTTACGCAGGCATTGCAAGAAACAAGAATCCGCAATGGGCTGGATGGGCGTTTATTGACGCAAAAGAAACACCGCCCACAGAGTTAGTCAGAGACTTTTACCGAGCCAATTATTGGAATCCTATTCGCGGCGATGAGCTTAATTCTGCTATTGCTCAATCCATCTTTAACTTTGGTGTTAATGCTGGCGTATCAGTCGCAGTCAAGCTCGCTCAAATTGTTGCTAAAACAGCTCCTGATGGTGTTATAGGCCCAAAGACCATATCAGCTCTTAACGGCATGTCAGAAGAGCTTTTCATCGCTCATTACGCGCTGGCAAAGATTGCAAGATACAGAGACATCGTGCAACGCGATAGAACGCAAATTAAATTCCTTTTGGGTTGGCTAAATCGAGCGCTAAGGCTATGAACCCGCTAGGCATAGGCGCAATCATTGACTCTGTGGGAAAGGTTGCTAGCGACCTTATAACCACGGACAAAGAGCGTATAGAGCTGGAGTTAGAGGGTAAGCGTATAGATCAAGCAACCGATCTAGCGCAGATGGAAGTCAATAAGACCGAGGCGCAAAACCAAAACTTATTTGTTGCAGGCTGGAGGCCGGCGATTGGATGGGTTGGGGCTGCGGCTATGGCCTATCAGTTTCTTGCTTACCCGCTACTAGTTTGGTCTTGGACGTGGATGCAAGCAGAGCAAATCGTTCCGCAAGAAGTAAAGCCTCCGCCCATGTTAGACACCGAGGCTTTGTGGGTTATTCTTTCCGGGATGTTGGGGATTGCTGGAATGCGGAGTTTTGAAAAGACGCGTGGTGTAGCTCGGTAAGTTTACGTTTCACCATATCACCTACCGAGTCACCGTGATGTTTTGCGATTAACTCGATCAGCGGTAGCCGCCGAGTCTTAGGCTTCGACAAAAGCCAGTGAGCCCAATCCTCGACGACCAGCGGCATAACTTTTTCATAAGCTGCCGAAATTTCCTGTCGATCACTGCTCTTGATTTCCTTGATGATCGACAACCAGTTCTCCGAGGCTCCAGGCTCGAAATGCTTTATGTTTTTCGATGGTGTCTTCGCATTCTGTGCTGGGCGGCTTCCAGCCGTACTGTCGCCAGATTTCCTCGACGGGCTTGAAGGTTCTGGGGGTTCTTTGCTCTGCAATTAACTCTCTCCAGCTCATCCTAATTTCCTTTGCATTATTTCAACTTCCGTTAAAAAAGTCATTACATCTGCTTCTAAGTCGTCAATGTCTTTTGGGTCTGGCTCGAACCTAACTACAAACATCTGAAGATGCTCGGGCAACCGTGGATCAAACGATACAAAATCAACCCACTTTCTACCCGTACAGGCAAGCTGAGCAAGCATCTGATTTTTGTGTTCAGAAGGTACGGTTCCTTTCATCATCCAATTTAGATGTGTCGACGTTTTTGGGCATTTAATTTCCAGTAATCCATCTGTCCATACGAGACCATCAGGCGACGCTGCAAAGCCGTGTATGCGCGGATGATCGACGATAGCGACTTGCTCTACCCAGATGCTTGTTTTGATCTCATACGCAGCTCTTGCGAGCGGTTCGTTGGCCGTTCCCCACTCCATGTACGCATTTGTATAAGACTCGATTGGTGAGCCTGTAAGACGCTCTGAGATGATGTCTGCTATGTAATTAGCTCGCGTTGCAGTTCCGGCTTTGGCGCGAGCATCCGATACCCTGGATGCCGTGACCTTACCGAGACGCGCAAGTTTCCATTCCTCGGTTCCCTGCTCCATCAGAACGGAACCTCATCATCGTTATCGACCTCGGCTTTTGGTCTGCCGCTTAGCATCTGCATTTGGTCAGCAACGATCTCGGTTGTGTACTTATCGTGCCCGTTTTTGTCTGTCCACTTTCGGGTTTCTATCCTGCCCTCAACGTAAACCTGAGATCCTTTCTTTACATATTTGTCGACGATCTCAGCTAATTTTCCCCAAAAGACAACGCGATGCCATTCTGTCTTTTCCTGGCGTGTACCGTCTTGTTGCTTCCAAGAGTGTTTGGTTGCTAACACCAGGGTACAAACCGCAACCCCTGCATCTGTGTATTTGGTCTCTGGATCTTTGCCAGCGTTACCAATCACTATCGCCTTATTCACTGAACCCATATTTTTCCTCTTTCAAATAAATACCCGATTGTTTTGCGGTGAGCTTCTTCCCACATCGCTTCTTTCTCTTGTTTGTTCATCCGATGCCCTTGGTCTATAGCCATGTGACACCGATAACACAAGGCGGCAATCCTGTAATCGTGAGCCTTTATCCCTTTGCCTTTCCCGTCGCGTAGCTGGTTGCTGTGCGCGGCCACAACAGTTCCATCTTCTGAGCCGCACAACACGCACTCGAATTCACGAACAGTTTCTAGTAGTTTCTGGTTTCTATACAAGCTTCATCTCCGCTCTGTTAGACGCTTCCTGAGACCTCCAAACCTCGATATGGGCTTGGGCTGAAATCATCTTCCATCTTAGAGCTTCTTCTTGTTCTACGGCTTTTTTAAGATCTTTCAGAAGCTCTTGATAATCCTGATGAGCGTAAGCGTCACGCTCTTGAGCCGCAACCGATCCTTCCATGTCTTGCATAAGCAGGGCTTTCTTCACCTTGCGAAATTCCTCAAGATAAACGCGCTCTGCTTTTGCTTTTGCGATCAGCTCGGAGTGCTTGTAGATAAACTCAACTGCTTTGTTTGGAGTCATATTTGGCTTTTTGCTTCATCATTTCTTGCGCTACAAGATAAGCAGTTTCCGCTGCGTCCTCATAAATTTTTTCCAACTGTGGATCTTCGCCAAGACCTCCTTCGTTATACAAATCAACTGAGTTTTTATAAGTTGCAATAAGAGCTTGGCTAGCAAAATAATCAAGCAATTTCATGTTTTCCATCATTTGATCCCCAATGCAGTTTTGCGTTGATCTTTAGCCGCCACAATTGCTTTCTGTAATTCAGGATGCCCCTTGTATTCCGTGTGTAACGATTCGTAGACTTCTCTGAGCGTTTCTTTTGTGGCTCCGGCTATCAACATAAGTTTGTCGGTAAATTCAGGCGTATGCGCTTTTACTTCGTGCGTGGTTGCGTCAGCGTCGTTGTCACCTTCTGTTGGGATGCAGAACGCTTGAAAGGCCGCGTACTTGTAAGCTGCCGACATAGCTTTGTTAGTTGCTTTGTCGCCGCTATCCATTGCTTCACCGAAAGTCTTAACCGTGTGTTTAGTTCCGTCGTGCGACGAGACAAAATCGAACTCAACCTCGACCACGACATAGAACAGCGATGATCCGGTTTTTCCCATACGCTCGCTTACTTCACGGCTAATTACGCGAGGCAGGATTACCAGACCGTGCTTGCTGATAATTGGGGCGAGTGCGTTGTAGACATCATCTATGCCGCGAAACCCGTATCCCTGCTGAGTGTTTCTGCGATCTTTAGCAATACCCTGCTGGCACAGGTCATGCGAAACTTTTGCGATTAAGTTGTAGACGTTCATAGTTACCTCACGAACAGGAACAGCAGGAACCCGTAAAACATCCCTAACGCTACGAAAGCCATCCATTCTATTTTCCTCATGATTATTTCCTGTAAAGGGGCCAAAGCCCCGGTAATTAAAAATCGACAGTGAAGCCTTCTTCAAGCATCATGTCGTAAAACTCAGGAAGTTTTGATTTTGGGATTTCGCAAGCAACGCCGCCGCAGATGCGCTGCTGCGCTTTTGCTGTGTGAGCAACTACTTTTACAGAAGTTGCTGAAAAGTCGGCGAAGAGAATTTGAAAGTCGCTCATGAGAGCCTCCGTAAAAAAAATTAAGTTCCGTTATTTGTTGCGTGAAAGTGATATTACACAGATCTAAAATTAAGTGTGCGCAAAACGAGCTCTAGCAGACGAAAGGCAGCAGCCAGCAGATGAGCGGCAAATCACCAACACAGCGATCACTAGAAAAGCTCAGGTCTGAAGGCTATCTCTGCCAGATTGTCGAGCGCTGGAACCCTCACGCAAGGATCAGGCAGGACTTGTTTGGAATAGGCGACATCTTGGCAATCAGAGCCGGTGAGACGCTGCTGGTACAGACCACAAGTCGAGGTAACGTTGCTGCCAGGGTAACCAAGATCCAAGAATCGGAACATCTGCCTACGATTCTGTCAGCAGGGTGGAAGATTACCGTTCACGGATGGGGGAAACTAAAAGCAGGATGGGCTTGCAAGATTGTGGATTTCTAATCTAAGATGCTAGAGTAGTAACGGCAAGGGATACCCCGACGGGGGGAAAAGCGGTCTCATCACCCGCCTGCCCTTTGCACCATCAGTGATGACAACCTTTGATGAGAGGTAAGCATTATGAAACGACCGTCGTTTCAGTTCTATCCCGCAGATTGGCTTCGAGATACAGGGCTTCGATCTTGCTCCACTGGAGCCCGAGGGCTTTGGATTGACATGATCTGCTTTATGCACGAAGGTAATCCTTATGGTCACCTTAAGGTTGGCGACAAGGTTATCCTTCCAGAAAACCTTTCCCGTATGGTTGGTGAATCGCTAGAGGTTGTAAACGTTTGGCTTAATGAATTGAAGGTTGCTGGCGTGTACGACGTTGCGGAAGATGGTTCTATATGTTCGCGCCGCATGATAAGAGACGAAAATCTTAGAGAAATCAGGGCTTTAGGCGGAAAGAAGGGTGGTAATCCAGCTCTTATTTCCAAGTCTAAGGTTAACCTTGAGGATAACCACGAGGTTGTCAAAGAGGTTAAACAAAAACCAACCCCTTCATCTTCTTCTTCATCTTCATCTTCTAATAAGATTAAAAACATTATTGTTGAGAAGCCAGAGGGTGTCTCCGATGTTCTTTGGATGTCTTACAAAGAACTGCGAAAGCAAAAAAGAGCTCCGCTTACAGCCGCAGCATTTGAAGGCCTTAAAAGAGAAGCTAAGTCAGCCGGCATGACTATCGCAGAAGTCTTTCAGATGTCATGCGAAAGAGGATGGGCTGGATTTAAGGCCGAGTGGATAACTGACGACATAAGAAAAGACAATCACTACAAGAATGCTATTGATGTCATCTTTGGCAATAAGCGAGAGATCGACATTACGCCCCACCAAGATCTGCTGGAGGGCTAATGGACATTCAAGTCATTGAGATCATCTTTAAGAAGATGGCGCTTACCTATGGCAAGGCTTTCGTAGATCAGTACAGAGACGTACAGATGCAAGAAGTCATGCAAAACTGGGCTAAAGAACTGGCCGGATTTAGACCGCATGAGATCGCCTACGGGCTCGAATGCTTGCCAGACAGACCGCCAAACGTCATACAGTTTCGCGCCGTCTGTCGGATGGCTCCGCCGCCTATCGTGAAAATGCTTGCTGCTCCGATTGATAAAGAGCGAGGATTGCAAGAGATCAGCAAACTTAAATCACTGATGAGGCGAGCATGAAAGACGAGAAAGTAGACCAAACAATCAAGAAAGCAGTAAAGGCTGGCAAATGGCCCTTCGCTGCGTTTGTGGGCAATAAATGGGTAAAGCCAAAAAAGATTAAGCCTGAGCCTATCCCTTTTGAACCAGCGCCGTGGTGAGTTATGACTAAGAACGAAAAGCGTTTATTTAATTACTGGCAAGAATTTATTGATAGTTATGAAGGCGCAGGGTTTAGCTATCAATTTATCAAGCAATCGCAATTTGTTGCTCCGGTTGGTAACGTCATGCGGCTCATGGTTCCGATCAGACCGCTTGCCCAGCCTTTTATTTATATGAAAGTTCAGAAAGAATTCGAGCAATGGCTAAAGGAAAAACACAACTGGAAAATCAAGTTGTACTTCCATGTTGTCGTTTGGAATGAAGAGTTAAGCGAATCAGAAATGTTAATAGATGAAGCAAACAAACATCTTCTTGCGAAAATGAATTGAGGTGACTATGAAAGAACATCACGAACTTGTAAGACAGCTTGCAAAACCTGGGGAAGAGATCATCGACGATCTGACTCCGACGCAGGCATTTGTACTTCACATGGCAATAGGCGTATCTGGTGAGGCTGGAGAACTCTTAGACGCAATCAAGAAGTTTGCGATCTACCAAAAGCCTTTAGACCTGGAGAACGTTGTTGAGGAGCTGGGCGACATGGAGTTTTATTTGCAAGGCATTCGGCAAGCATTCTGCATAGATAGGGAATATGTTCTGCAACAGAACATCGAAAAGCTAAGAAAGCGTTACGGCGAGAAGTATACGAATGCGGCAGCGCAACGCAGAGCGGATAAATGCCCACCGTGTAACGATGTTTGTGAGCAAGGCAGGTTATGCCCAGCGAGGAAATCATGAGCAGAGAAGCTATGAAGCTGTCGCTAGAGGCGTTAGAGAGTGATCCAACAAGTCTTGCTTGGCTTATTAACAAAAAGCAAGCCATCGCCGCACTGCGCCAAGCACTGGGTACAGAGCAAGAGCCGGTGGCGTGGGCAAGTAGCCTAGATTTTGATGATGACGATCAAGAAATCATTCCAGCTAAAGACAAAGGCAAATTAGGCACTAACAATTGCGACATACCGCTTTACACGACACCAAGGCATGATTATGTAATTGATTGCCCAAGGTGCGGGCATTGCTGTGCTGAGCGCACATGGGTTGGACTGACTGATGATGAAGTGTCAGATGTTATTGATGACGTTCTTGAGGGCGGCGGTTGGCTTGATGTGTCGAGAGCGCTAGAAGCCAAGATCAAGGATAAAAATCATGGTTGAAAACAAAAACGCAAAGACACCAGCAGATAATGGGAAGCCTGTGGCGTGGATTACTCGCGGCAAGCTAACTATGATTCGTGCGGATGCTGTCATGTTAGACGACACTTCACTTCCTTTATACATTGCACCATCAAAGCGTGAATGGGTTGGGCTGACGGAGGAGGAAATACAAGATTTAAGTTTTTCGTCCGAAAAGTTTGATGCAAGTCACTCTGAGTGGTTTGATCGGTGGGGTTTTGCCCGTGCTATTGAAGCCAGGCTAAAGGAAAAAAACACATGAACCAGCAAGAAGTGTTAATGCTTGCAAAGACGATGGGCGTGATGATCTCCGGTCGGCCTGAGTTTGAGCAATCAGTTGCGAAGTTTGGTAAGCGAATCATTAAGCGCTTTAGACCGCTAACCAAAACCCAGAAGATTTACTTGGAGGCGTTGGCCGAGCCTAAGTCACTGCAAAACTTAGCCGATCAGTTTGGCTGCACGACACAGAACGCGCTCAAGATGATTAGGGCGTTAGAGGCTCGAAAGCTAATCTCAAAAGAGAAGCTATTCAAGCAACACGTTGGAGCTTGGTCTTACTACTACCAAAGAAAATCATGAGCGGCGATCACAACATGAGTGATTCCATCAAATGGAAATCCACGCAAACCGACAAGCAAACCAAGATCTTGAACTACCTCAAGAAGCGCAAGACACCAGCAACGCTGAAACAGGTTTGCTTACAGGTCAGAATGGAAAAGAGGCCATGCGATCAAGCGCTCAGGCAGCTTGTAAACAAAGGATTCCTAAAAACATGGCTGACGATGGATACGTTTGTGAAAGAGCGCTTGTACGAGTTTGCAACCGATAAAGTCGCAGAAAAACCGGTGGTTAAACAAAAACCAAAGTTTCACAAAAGCAGAGTGACAACAGATCCAAGATTTTTTAACAATCCTTTCAACATAGGACAATAAATGAAGATCGAAGCAAAGATGCAAGAGCACGACTGGGTAAACGTCTACTACGCGCACGAAATCATGATCGTGCCGCACTACAGCAAGAAAAAGACGTTCGTGCTTCCAGGCGGGCGTGAGATAAAAGAACAAACGCTTATCGACAAGGGCTAC